CAGCCCAGCCTCGACAGCCTCGGCCGCCGTGTACCAAGTCTCCGCCGTCATCAGAGCCCGCCACTCCTCGACGGTCCCGCCGGCCCGGTCGGCGTACACCGACGCGATGTTGTCCGACTGCCGGTCGAGGAGCTCCGCCATCTCGCGCATGTCCGCGGCGTTGCCGATGCAGAACCCGGACCCGTCGTGGATCATCAGCTGGCTGTTCGGCGCCATGACGATCCGCTCACCGGCCATCGCGATGACCGACGCGATCGACGCGGCAAGCGAGTCGACGTAGACAGTCACGGTGGCGGGGTGCGCGCGCAGGGCGTTGGCGATGGCGATGCCGTCGAAGATCTCGCCACCAGGGGAGTTCAGGTGCAGGTCGATCGCTGCGGCGTTGAGGGACGACAGCTCACGGACGAAGTCCGAGGCCGTCACGCCGAAGTAGCCGATCTCCTCGTAGATGTGGATGGCGGCCGGTCCGCCGCCGATGCTGTTGGTGATCCGGTACCAGTCGTTGCGGCCCTGCCGCAGCTGGGCCCGGGGCCGAGCGGTCCGTAGCCTCCCAGGCATCCAGCCCTCCTCGTAACGGTCGCCGTCACACTGGATGTAACCGGGCGACCCGTACGTGGCTTGGGCTGTAGAGCTACTGGCCGAGCTGCAGACGGGCGGCCGGGGCAACGACCGGTGTCGGCCGGGCGATGTAGCGCATCGGCGGCAGCCCGACTGTGGTGAGAGCATCTGAGGGGTCCCAGCCAGCGTCAGCCAGTGCCGCCGCCGCGTTCACCTTCGCCGTCAGCTCGGCGCTCTCCGCTACCTCGTCCTCCGGCACGGGACTCTCATAGTCGAACTCCAGCCCGGCGGCCGTGGCACCGAACAGCGGCAGCAGGTCATGGTTGAGGGCGGCCTTGAACCGCTCCAGGCGAGGCACCGTCAGGTACTCGGCGAACCACACCCGGGACGCTTCGGCGGTGGCCCGGTTGACGTCGGCAACCTCGCCGAGCGCGAACGCGGGGATCCCGAACGCCTCCCGGATGACGTCCCGGGACACGGCGCGGAGCTCGGCGAACTGCATGTCCCGTTGGGTGAGCTTCCGGTCGACCCACTCGGCGCCCTGCTCGATGATCGCGACCCGGTGGGCGGCAGCGACACCGCGGTGCTGCTCTTGCCAACGCATCCGCATCTCGTCGAACTCACTCTCGGTGAGCCTGCGGTCCATCCTGATGAGTCCGCCCGGCTCGGCCGAGTTGAGGAAGAAGTTCCTGTTCCACTCGGCACTGAACCTCGTCGCGTCGAGGTCCACGAGGATCGACTGCACTGGGCCCATACCGCGGTACGTGTCCAGCGGGTTGGGCATGCGGAGCTGGATGACCTCGTCTAGGCGGAGCGGCACCTCCTCCCCGCCGGGCCCGGTGTAGATGTAGCCGGTGAGGTAGTCCGTCGGGGACGGGACCGGGCGCATGCGGTCCGGGCGGACCGGCCAGAGCTCCAGCGGGATCGGCGACCGCGGGTCTCGGCCGATCACCCACCAGCCCTCGCCGGTCAGGTCGACGTGCTGCTGCTCGGCCTCGACGAACTCCTGCCTGGGCATGAACGGGTTGGGCTTGTTCCACAGGTCGAGGGCGGCGTGTGAGGTGACCTCGACGCGCTCGTCGTCCCGGCCGGATCGCGCCTTGCGGTACAGGTGCCATTCGACCTGGGCGGTGGCGTTCGAAGTGCGGTTGACGATCGAGAACAGGGTGCCGACGCTGCCCATGGCCCGCATCTGCGCGGTCATCCCCGACGGGCGTCCCCAGGTCGAGGTGAAGCCGCCGCTGGGGCCTGAGGTGTAGGGGACCGGTGCCCGGTTGAGCAGGGTGCGGATGAACGACGCCATGACGCAACGACCTCTCAGCGGCGGGGGGACCTGTCCTCACGCCACATCTCAACGCCCAGGCAGGACAGGCCACCGGCGATGAACCCAGCCGGCGGCCACGCCAGCCACACCCCGTACGAGATGAGGCCGAGGCCAGCGAGGACGAGCAGGACCGGCAGGAGGAGCGTGAGCCGCTGGTGGAGGGTCACATCCACCTCACGAGGCCGCGGCTGCCGAAGTCCCGCTCGGCCACCATGTACCGCCCGGCGTCCATGCCGTGGTCGTTCTCCTTCACCGGGGTCTCCTTCGGTTGCTTGCCGGGGGCAGCGTCCCAGACGTACCCGACGATCTCCTCTGCTGTGCAGCACGGCCGCTTGGCGTCGTCGAGGGCGGCGTCTCGCTCAACGAGGGCGTCCCGGCAGATGAAGATCCGGGCGCGGCCGTCGCCGGCCGGTCGGAGGCGGGCGGCGAAGGCTTGGATGCCGTCCTTGACGGTCTTCTTGGCGGGGCTGGTGCCCATGCCGAGGTGTCGCTCGAGGGTGGCGCGGTCTTCGGCGTCGTGGTCGCAGATGACGGCCCGCGGCCGGGGCTCGGTCCACTCCAGGTGGCAGGCCTTGCAGTCGTGGCAGTCGTGGGCCCGGTCCTTCGAGCTGCAGCAGGCGGCGCACTTCCTGACGATGCGAAGGATCTGCCGGGCGTGGTCTTCTACCAGGGTTTTCGTCTTGTAGATCTCCCTGTAGAGGTACAAGCGGCCGTCGGGGTCCTCGGCCCAGCATTGGAGGACGAAGGGGTTGGTGAAGCCGAAGTCGACGGTCCACCAGCGGGACCAGGAGTCGGGGATGGTGATCGGGTCGATGAGGTGGACGGCCGGGTCCCAGCCCTCGTAGATGAGGCCCTCGGCGGCGACCCACAGGCCTTTGCGGAGGCGCTGGTAGCGGACGCCGGTGAGCCGGTCCAGCTTGCCGATGTAGTCGGCGCCGCGGTCGGTGAGCTGCCCGTCGTTGCTGTAGAGGACGGGGTTGTCCTCGTGGCGGCAGTGGATCATCTGGGTGTCGCCGCGGTCGGCACGCTGCTTCAGCCAGTGGGTGGGGATGTCTGGGTTGCAGTCGGCCATGAGCTGCTGGAAGGAGATGACGCCGTTGCGGAGGCGGGTGGTGATGTTCTCCCAGTCGGTGGTGGTGAGCTCGGTCGCTTCCTGGGCGTAGACCGTGTCGTACTCCGAGCTCATGATGCGGGTGGCCTTGTCCATGCCGCCGACGACGATCACCGACCCGTTGTCGTACTTGTACTGCGGTGACTCCTGCGGGCTTCCGCCGTAGAAGCGGACGATGCCCTTCTCCAAGGCCTCCTTGACGACGTGCTCGCGCCAGGTGACCAGGGCGGTGGAGCCGAGGCTGGCCAGCGTTTTGCGGACGATCAGTCCTCTCATGCCGGGGTTGAGCAGGGCCAGCATGTTGAGCTTCTCTAGGCAGCCGCGGGACTTGCCCGTGCCGGCGGGGCCCGAGAGCAGGACCTCGGAGGACCGGTTGTTGAACAGCTCAGCAGCGGCACCGCGCGGGTGGTAGCGGCGGACAGCCGTGGCTGTGGTGGTCACGTGGTCCCCCTACTGGCAGCAATGCTGGGGATGCTCGCAGTCCTCGACAAGGTGATAGTCGCCCCGGCATCCGCAGTCGCAGCCACCGAGGATGCCCCTGGCCATGAGGCGCGCGGCCTTGGCGAGGAACAGCTTCTCGGGCAGCGGGCCGAGGTTGGCCTCAAGGGTGGTGCGGACGTTCCACCGCATGCGCCAGCTGCCGGGCCTGTCGTCGACGCCGGGGGTGGCGCGGACGGCGGCGAGGAAGGCTGCGTCGGGGATGTCCTTGCACTGCATGAGGCGGCCACTGGGCATGTACCGCAGGTGGTCGGTGTCCACGGTCAACTGGCGGGCGCTCATCGCAATGCCTCCGGGTCGATGCCGACGACCTCGTACCGCAGGCCGCCGTCGACGCTGACCTTGGCTGGCTGGTCCAGGCCGAGGAGCTTGCGGCGGGACTCGGAGATCCGGACGAGCCGGTCGACGGCGGCGAGGATCGGGCCGTCGTCCTGCAGTGGTTCCCCGCCGAGGGTGATGACCTTGCCGTTGGACACGGTGACGTGCTCCCGCTCCAGCACTGCCAGCGTGGTGCGGTAGGCCAGGTCGAGGCGGTCCAGCTCGATCTGTAGGGCGGCCTCAGCGGGCTCGGTGATGACCTCGGCGATAGCGCGGGCGACGGCTTCGTATGCCGAGGACGGGTGGGACCAGCCCATCTCTGCGGCGATGGCGCGGTAGCTGAGTCCTCGGCCGCGAAGGTTGGCGGCCTGCGCGTCGGTGACTGCGGTAGCGGGGTCGCGCATGAACTTGCCGTTGGCGCCGCGAAGCTCATGGGGTTCGTGGTCTGTCATGTGGTCGTCCTCCCTGCTCGGCAGGCTAGCTACCGCATGGGTCAGCCCCCGGCGCCGCGCGCGC